AGATTCTTAGCTGCGCCGTTGATGTCGACTAAGTGAAGTTCAATAGTAGTGTCAGTACCTTGATCAATGGTAAATTCGTGAAATTGGGCCATGAAATACTCCGGTTGATTTCTTTGTCGGACGCGCCTTCACGCCCCTGCCATTTAAAACTATTTATACAAATTAAGTTTTATAAGTGTTATAAATAATTTTATGAATATTATATTATTAAAGCACGGCACTAAATATAGTGCTGCTGATGTAAATAAAATCTATATCGCTCTTAGTCCATATACATCTGCAAAATTTTACTGTTTTACAGAAGATAAAACAGACGTAATTATAGATTGTATTGATATTCCAAAAAAACCAAATTTAATGAGGTGGTGGAATAAAATGCATTTATTTAGAGAAGACTTTGAGTTAGAAGGTAAATGCATTTTGTTTGATCTAGATATTAAAATACTTTCTGATCCTTTCTCATACACAAAGAATGTGGATTGGAATTATCCAACATTTATGAAAGATCCATGGAAAAAAGATAAGTTTTTTAGAAAACACTCTTATGACACTGAACTTAATAGTTCAATTTTAGCTTGGACTTCACGAAAAAATTCATACATTTGGGATATTTTTAGTAAGAACATAGATTATAATACTCGAAAATATAAAGGAATCGATAGATTTTTTTGGCATGAGAAAATAGAATGGAGAAGCTTTGACGATGGAATATATAACACCATTGCTTTACAGAAATACATTTAATACTTTATCTTTTTTATATAAAAAATCTGCAGTAGAAGAAGAATTTGATCTATTTAGAATAAAGGATGTTTTAGATTCTTTTAGTGAAGGACAAATTTTCAATAAACAGTGGGCGGTGCAAGAACTTAATAAGCTGATTGATATTACTCATGAAGAATGTTTAGTAATTGGAAGCTGGTATGGATTGTTTTCTCATATGTTAGCAGAATCTGGTTTTAAAGGTAAAATAATTAATATTGAATTAGATGATATGTGTAATAAGATAGCTAAAAAACTAAAAGTTTATGATAATATAATATTTAAACATGCAGATGGTATGGAAATATTTAATGAACTTAATTACGAAAATAAAATACTAGTATGTACTGCATGTGAGCATATAAATGATGAAGAGTTGTCTTTTACCCTACAACAAAAACACGAGAACATGCTAACTTGTTTACAATCAAATAATTATTATGAAATAAATAGTCATATTAATTGCAAAGATAATTTAGAAGATTTTGTAAAGAGTTTGCCTTTGAAAACTATAATGTATTCAGGAACGAAAAAATATAAAAATGAATATGATAGATTTATGGTGATTGGAAAATGAGAGTAATTTTTAGTGTATATATAGACTTTAATGAAAACGAATTTGAAAAAAATTATGACTTTGATAAAAACGTAAAAAATAAAAAAGAGTTTAAAGATAATTATAATTTTTTAAAAAGTTATCAACAAAAATATGCACAGCAATTAGGCATAGATTATATATTGTATGAAAATGATAACAATTGGAAAGAATACAAAAAATATTTTGAAAATAATTATTCGTATATATCTAAATACAATATAGTTAATTTTTATAAAATTAAATTAATGTATGATTTATCAAAAACCTATGATGAAATTTTATATCTTGACTTTGATGTAGTACCGTTGACAAATGATAATATATTTGATAATATAGATTTTAGTAATAGTATAGCATGTAAAGTAAATTATGAAAGAGACCCACATTATTATCTAATATACTCTACGGCAAGCATTATAAGACAAAAAGAAGAATATTATAAAAGAACTGGAAAAACTTTTCCTGAAAGAGATCCTATAGCAAAATACTGGAATTGTAGAGCTTTATTAATGGAAAAGGGGTTTAACGGCGATAATGATGTATATAATACAGGAATAGTATTAGCAAATAAAGATCAATTAAATAAGTTAAACTACTTTGATAATTTCGATAAAACTTTAAAATTTATGCATGAAGTAAAAACAAACAAAGGCTTGTGGCCGTCTTTTATACAGAGCTCTTTTGGTTACGATAATGAAACGTTATTTAGTTTTAAAATGAAAGTAAATAATGTAAATCTTATTGAGTTAGATGATGTGTGGCATTGGTCGCATAGAAAAAACACGAATTTTATCCCACGAGAAACTAAAATAGTTCATGTAATTAATAAAAACTTTGAGTCAGTAAAAAACTATGTCAAAAAACATAATCTTTAGTATATGGTCAGATTTAACTGAAGAGCACACGTCAGTTAATGATTATAAAAAAAAATCATTTCAAATCTATAAAAATAAACTTATAGAATTACAAAAAAAATATGCCTACTATTGTAAAGCAGACTATGAAATATTTAAACCTAAATCAACCGATTATGCAAATGTTCAATTTGATAAAATTTTTAAATTAGAAGAGTTGTGCAAGTATTATGACAATGTAGTTTATTTTGACTTAGATGTTATTCCAAATACACGTTATAATATTTTTAACAGTTTTAACTTTGATAACATTTGTGTTTATGAATATCCAATAGATACAGCTGATGAAATGGCCAGAACTATTTCTACTCGCATTAAAAACGGAGCACCTATTTCTGCTATGAATAGATATTCAAAAGTTTGTGCAAAAAACGCTATGCTATTAATTAATGATATAGCAGGAAATGAAAATATAGTTAACACCGGTGTCGTTTGTGGAAATGCAAAATCCATTAATAATTTAAAATTTAGTGATAGAATGAATGAAATGAATAAAACTTTAAACATAGCTATGAAAGACAATTTATATCCAGATGAGATATCTAAGGCTTGGATAAAAAATAATGAAGTTTATTTTTTATATCTTTTAGAACGATATAAAATAAAATTTAATAATATAGGAATACAGTGGAATTATATATTAGATGATCTCGTTAGTAAACCAACTGCAGCTGCACACTTAATACATCAAGTAAATAAGGATTTTCATGTCACTATATCCAGACTCAACTAGATTTAAATTTTGGAGAAATCCTTATAATATAGTTCTTGATACTACAACATATTGTAATGCAAAGTGCCCGCAATGCCATAGAACTAATTCTACCGAAGGTGCAAAATTATCATTTCAAGGAAAAATAACAAAAAGCTTACCATTACTACATGTTCCATTAGAAAAAATTAAAAAAGGTTTCAGTCCTAATGTTCTTAAAAAATGTAAAAATATACAGTTATGTCCTACATGGGGCGACCATATGATGCATAAACACGCATCTGAAATAATAGAATATTTTTTAAGTTCAGATAGAAATGTTACTGTATCTGTCAACACGAATGGCAGTATGAGAGATGAGCTGTATTGGTGGAGAATGTGTGCTCAAGGCGTAAAGTACAAATCAAGATACGGTGTGAGAAGACTACGTATTACGTTTGATGTTGATGGAATTAATCAAGAAATGCATGGCTTATATAGAAGAAACACTAATTTGAAGAAAATCTTAGCGCACATGAAAGTCGCTTCTGAATTTAAAGATCATGTAATAGTACGAACTCAAACTGTGTTATTTAAACATAATCAAGATTATTTAAAAGAAATTGAAGAGCTTTGTAAGTCATATGGGTCTGAAAGTCACTCATCAGTAATTAGTGATAGATTCTATAATAATCAAAGTGAAAGCGAAGATGTCTACCATTTCTATGATGAAAATAATAAAAAACTAGCTTTACACCGCGTAACAGACGAGTGGAGGGATAATTTTAAAGAAGAAGGCGCACATATACCAAGAGGAACAATAAATGAAAACATTGAAAAACCTACGTGTGGGTGGTCTTTAACAAATGGATTAAATATTAATTTTGATGGTAATGTATGGCCATGTTGTTTCTTTGGTAATGCTTCAATAATGGCTCAGGATTGGTTTATTAAACATCATAAATTTATAGAAAAATACTATAATTACAATAATAACATTTATGAGACCGATATAGAAGATATTTTAAATAATGACTGGTGGAAAGAATTACCTTATAACATAGAATCAGATAATCCAGTAAGACAATGTATGCGTCAATGCACTAAGCGCGTGCAAAAAGGTCAGCTTAGATTATCAAATAGGTTATGATTTAATCATTGATAAAGCTATTTTAGTAGCGTCTATCATACTTGCAGCTTGTCTTAACTGTTTCTTTTTTGCAGAATTTTTACAAGATTTAATAGCTTCAGCTTCAAAAAGTTGCAGCTTATATAAGAATAGTTTTTCTTTATCTCTCTCAGGATCAAATTTACCAAACATAACCTGAACAAAAGCTTTAAAAACATCTGTATGTGATTCATCAAAATCATAAATCATACCACGCGCTCTAGCTATATTAACTACTGAAGCTTCAAAAGCTTCATGCTGTTGTTTAATATGTTTATAAGTAGCTTCGTGTAAAGTATCGATATCGATATGAGTTAATAAGTTTTCCCAATTCTGATCGCCTTCTTTAGCTTCAATATATTCAACTCTTTCTACTTCACCGTCAGTCCAAAATGCTTCAACAATTGTTCTTTCGTTATTAGAAAAATGTGCTCTTACAAATTCATGTCCGGGAATGGCCATAATTAACTCCTTGCAATTTTTAAAAAGTATGTAGTTACAGTTTGCGCTGTACCATTAGGAAATTCTTGAGTACGATAGTCATCAGCACCCACAAATCTTGTTTGATAATTTCCTCCTCCATCAAGACGTTGATCTACCATACCAGTCCCTCTGTTAGCTCCGCTTCCATTTATAGAATAAGTAATTCTAGAACCTACAGTGTTTACTGTATGATGTCTCATTTCAGCTAATAGCATTGCATCAAGATTAGCATTAGTATATATTTGTAAATCATTACCACTCGTTATTTGCATAGGTGATTGAAAACCTGTAGCAGCAGTTTGATTAGTTTGAAATAAATAGTAGTTTTCTTGTGTAGTAGGTTGATCTTGTGTTTCACCAATTCCGCCTTGAGTATAAGCCGATACATTTGCTATTGTGTCAGTAAAAACGGGGGTTGAAGATATTAAAGTGTTAAGAGATAAAGATGTAGCATTAAAAATTCTAAACGTGCCACCTCTGTCATTTCCATCAACCAGTGTACCTATAGCAGCATTTATGATAGTATCAAAAACATCAGTAGCGCTCATGGCTTGAATAGTTCCACTGCCGTCATAATAAATCGGATATAATTTATTATTAGTGTCTGTAGGAGTGCTTACACTTGAATTGGCTTGATTTATCTTATCATAAACAATTGGAGTAACTTGAGAAACGTTAGGAGTCTCTCCTTGTGTATCAAAATTAGTAACATCAGTTGTGGATGCACCAGCTTGCATTCTGGTATCTTCCATACTAGCCAAACTTCCAGAACTTCCAACAACTGTAAGTAGAGCAGAAGGATTAGAACCGTAAACATAAACAGCGCGTTGTTGTAATTGACCTACTTGTGCCAAAGACATTTCTCTTAGATTGCCTCCATCATTATATAGTGGCCTTACAAACGCCATTGTATTAAACCCCTGCGCCGTGTATCGTCTTTAGTGTACTACCTGCTGAATCCTTTATTAAGAGGGTTGATAAACTTTTTAACTCTACTGAACTTATAGCATCATCAGCCATTTTTGCTTCAGTTACTGCATTCGGCTCAATCATAGAAGCATTGATAACGTTTGGTGGAATGAAAAATCTACCGTGATCTGAATCAAAGCCAATTCCACGTGCACTGTCTTTTTGAAAGTTAGACATGATACTTGTTTCACCAGAATCTGCTCTGATTAAAGCAAGTACTTCAGATGAGTCCATAGCATTAGCTTGAATTAAACTTATAACATCAGCGGAGTCAACTTTATTTAGTTGAGCATTGATCTCGTTTAATGCTGCAACTAAATTAGATTTATCTGTAGTGGTTAAGGTTGCTTTGTCACCTAAATCACTACCTATTGTATTTGTCTTAGTAACTAGAGTGGTTACCGGATCCGATAAGAATATTTCAGTGACTGCCATCTTTTACCTCTATTAATTTTTGTAACATAGATTTCATTTCAGTAACATCGTTTTTTAAATCTTCAAAATCTTTTTCTTTTTGTTTTCTTTCAAGCTTTCTTTTCTTAGCAGCTTGTATCTCTTCTTTATTTATATTCACTATACTTCCATAAGATCCGTTTCTTGCTAAGTTACTGTGTCCTTTTACTTTAATGTAATTCATTATGTACTCAACGCAATAACTCTTAAATTATCAAGAACCGGTGAAAAAGCTTGATTAGTACTTCTTAGTACAACTTTTACTTGATACTTTTTAAAATCTAAAATATCTCCGCCTAATCCACCATATAAGTATGTGTATTGTCTAAAAATATTTACATTATCGTCTGCGGGTATAGCAGCTTCTTGAGGAACTAAAACAAAATCTTTTTCTTCAAGTAATTCGTCAATATCACATGTTCTTACATAAACTTGGAAATCAGTAGCCACTGGTCTATTAGCATCAATTAGAATTTTTAATCCTACTGCCGCTTCTTCAAGTACAACTTCTCGAGCTAAATGTTTAGATGCCGAGCTTCCTTCTGTTTTTGCAGTTTCATCAACAAAATTAAGAGGAACATTAAAATCATCTGTTGTAGATGATGCTTGCTTATCAATAACATTTGATATTAATCCGACAGATGATCTTTGCATATCAATCATTGGAGCTCTATCTGAATCTCCAAGCAAAGTAATTTCCATTTCTAATGACTTCACTTGAATACCAACTGCGCCTATTTGATTTATTTCAGCGCTGTCATTTGCTACTAATTTTAAATTTTCAAATGGACTATTTTCAAGTAAAGGTATACTATTGAACGAACCTTCTTTTTGAAATGAATTATCTACATCTTCTGCGTATGACTTACTTCTAGTTGTTTTTATTGCAGCTTGTATGTCTGTTCCTATCGGAATGTTTGTTTGTATATTAGGAAATACAGTATTATAGCTTATATTCTTTGTAGATTGAACACTTGATCCGCCAGCTTTAATACTTGCAGTTGCAGAAGAATCTGCAGTAAATTTATAACCAGTAAAATCCATAGATGTTATATTATATTTTTTGTTTAACGTAGCTGCAGATATACCTCCAACACCTGCCGAATCAACTCCTGAAAGCGTAATACCTTGCCCCACTTGCATTCCATGATGAGGATGAAGCACTGTGACCACATTCGATCCGCTATCAACAGAGATGGGATTAAGTTGCAAAAGCTGTTTAGGCACAGAAGCATTTCTAAGTATAGCTTTAGCAGTATTCTTTTTAAATTTTGCTCGGTGTATTTTAAATGTTAAGTCTTGATTCTGATCAGGAGTAAACGTTCTACCATTTTGCGAATAAAATAAACTACCTAATGTAGGCTGTTTATTCACTCTTTTTTCAGTAGATGCTACAGTGAATTCGTTTATTTCTGCAACATAAATTCGATAGTCTTTCGAATCTGCAGTAACAACTAAAGCATATTCATTACCGCCTTTTAAAAATAAAGGTTCATCTAAAGTAAAAGATGTGGCCGTTGTTGCATTAGCTGAAACTGAACTGCCTCCAGTAAAAGTACTTCCCGGTAATGTTTTAACACTCCCTGGTAGTACAAAACCTGATGATGGTACTCCATTAACCATTGGTCTTATTTCTATAGAAACTGGAGCAGTTTCATCAGCAGTTTCAAAAAATAGATCAACTTTTGTAACGTAAATACCCGATGCTTCCCTTACAAAAAACGATTGTGCTATAGGTTGTTTACCTACTCTATATCCTGTTGACGTTTGTCCCATATTATATTTCTCCTACTAAAAATCTTCCGCTGTTGAGGTTGTATCATCATTAGATGCATCATTCCCACTTGTTTCATGGCCGTTAATTCCGTTAACACTGTTACTAAAGCCGCCATTACCAGTGCTTGTAGCATCACCTATAGATGTGCCTGGGCCGTAACTGTGATCGCCATCACCTCCTGACCAAGAAGAATAGTATGGAACATATACAATTCTCGTTGATGTATATTCAGCTTGCTTAGTATCTAAATACCCTTTTGCGGTGTAAGGTGCTGATGCAACGCTTCCTGCATTTGCATCGTTATCTACACTGATGTCTAAAATTTTAAATTCTCGAGTTCCTGTAGCAATTCGAAGTGCATCATTATTTGGAACTATGAATGAACCAGAAACACTTCCCATGCCATCCGTTACTAGCGATGTTGTAGTGCCATCGGGGTGTGCAGTCAATCCTTTAAAAGTATTGCCAGGATCTGTTGATGTACTAGAATAAAAACTAAATCCACCTTCACCACTTGTGCCGTTAGTGAAAGCAGATATGTTAATACCATCTAAGAAAGTAAATACTCTAGTATTAGGCCTTAAACCTGTAGCTTTAAAAAATATCTTTCTAGATCTCATAAAAGCTGATTGAGTTGTATTAATTAATCTATCATCAACTAATTCTAAAATAGCATCATTTGTTACTACTGATTGTTGAGCTAGTCTTCCAGTAGATCCACACCAGCCAGTTACATGATTATTAAATAAGTAAGCAGGCCTACGTGAAACTTGTGATCCTTTTTGTATAATTTTATCGGGTAATCTCTCAGTGTCTCTCCATTCGTCAGACGATGGAGATAGCGTAATGTTACCATTGTAAATTGTAACCGCAAAAGGATTTATTTGAACTGCCTTACTTGCAGTAGATTGATCGATGTAAGAAACTTCATCATAATCAATGTATATGTTGTCACCTCTTAATACAGTGTCAGTTGATCCACTATCATAATAAATCATTCTTATTGTATCTTCTCGCTGTAATGCTCTCATTTGCTTATCAATAAGGTCAATTGAGGCTCTATGTTGTCTAGGTGTACTTATAGATGAAAATCTATGATCTTTAAAATCATCAACAAAAAATCCAGCTTTTGTTCTGTTATTGCCAGCAGAGTCTAAAACTTCAAGATTTTTAGTATCAACTTCTAACAAATTTAAAGTAGTAAATTCTTCTAATCTATCAATTCTTTTTTCAAGATTTCCAATGTCTTTCATAGTAAATCTTCTAAAGTTAATTTTACTAATATTGACGTCAGAATCATTAAGAGTTTTAGCGTTCAAAGTTATATCATATAAAGGTAATTTTCCTTCTTGCCTTGATGGCAGTATAGGATAAAATGCAGATGGACCAAAATTTAAAGATAATCCAGAATTTGTATCAATAGCTAATTTTGCTGACTGAGCAAGATTATATGTAACATCTGCTGTAATAGTTGTTTCACTCTGAGGAAGCTCTATCATAGTTGAACCAGAAGTTCCAAAGTTTCCAGCTGAATCAGCAACCGATCTGAAATCAAGTACATCTCTTAAATTAACTGTTCTACCTTCAGGGGTTCTGAATGATGGTATTTTATCATATTCTACTTGTGATGAATATGAATTTACAGAAAAGTAATCACCACTAGAACTTGGATTGAAAAACTTATATTTAACAGTTACGTCTCCGGTTGGCGCAGAAACGCCATTTTTCAAAATTAATCTGCCGGGTTCATATCTTGAAGGTCTTTGGCCATCATCAATTGTAAATCTTGATGATAAGTCTAGACTGCTGTCTGCTGTAGAAAAAATTTCTTGTACATTAAAAATGTCAGCTCTTTTCAAATTAATGAACTCTAGTCCGGCACCGTCGGATTCAATACCAGCCACCACAGTAAAACTTGTTAATACTTTTTCTTTTGGTGTTGTTTGAGTTTTTTCAACGTATGCAGCATACTCTATATTTGATGAACTAACTATTGTATTACCTGTTCCAAAATCAGCAGTATTTGCTGCAAGGTCAATAGTTGGTGAAATAGTAGATATATCACTGTCAGCCTTTGCAAATATGAAATTTGAAGTTGACGTATATGTTTCACCTGGGTTTCCAGCTATTGATTGTAAAGCAACTACACCCGAACTGTTTGCACTTTTATTTGAAAACTTCCTTTGTGCGGTATAAATTAAATCTGATATAGTAGAAGGTCTATTCTTAGGTAATTCAAAAAAACTATAATCATTAGTAGGTTCTTTGACAACAGCCTTTGAGTTATCCAAAGTAATGTTAAAATAATTATCAACGGTAGTTCCAACACTTTTAACATTTCTAAATGCTTGGCCACTATTCATTTGTATATCAGTAATATGAGCTTTAATGTTTGATCCATCTTTTGTAAGTGCTTTAATTCGTGCTGTACCGATTGTGTCTCCTGTATGTCCAACACCTGACCTTAAATTCATTTCTTCCATAGTATCAATATTTGGAATACCTTTAGATGAACTATCACCAATGCCTGGCGTTGTGATTACATGATGTGCAAGAACAGCACTTACTGGTTCATTATTTATTTCTAAAGTTGCAGTTGGTTTTTCTACTCTTATTGTAGTAGGCATAGGTCTTCTAGCTCTATATCCATTAATCACCACTGTGCCATCACTTACTTTTAATAACAAATGAGTATTTTCTGAATCCAGTTCAAATTTAGCAGTAAAAGGTTTTACTTCATAGTCACCAGAATTTTCTCTAATTCTAGTTGAGATCATATCATTTGGAATATTATAAGATTGATTCGTATCGACATTTTCAAAAACTGCGCCGTCAACTATTGTTGCAACATGTATAAAATTGTCACTTGCTGTTAATTCATCACGTTCTGCGATAGTAAGTCTAATTCGGTATCTATCAGCACCTGGTGCACTTACGTTTGGAGCAGCTCCTTGGTTGTCATATAAAGCATCATTATCACTTGCAGTTACTACGTCTTCTACTGATTTAAATCCAATATCTGTGTTAGGAGAATCAGTATATTTAGATATTATTTTACTTTGATCTTGAGTAAATACAAAATTTCCACGTGCGTAATAAACACCACTGCGTATCGTAACTTGAGTACCTGCACCGACAACATTAGGATCACCCGTTGTAGCTTGTTTAACTTTTAAAACATCAGTACCACCAGAATCTTGATTAATAATCATTAATTCCTCTGAAGCCATTCTTTTTGTTATGGTATTATCGCCTGATGCTTGGGCTGTTTTAGTATCTGTATATTTTACATAAAGTGTAGCTGGATCTCCGCTAGTTGCTGCGACTGCTTCTATGATAGTTGCAACAACACTTGATGTTTGACCAGTTACAGTTTTACCTACAAGAGTTGAAACCTCTGGCAAACTGTGACTAGTTTCATCTAACTTAATGAATTCATATTTTGGATTTATATTAACGCCACCAGGTTTTACAACTGCTCCTTCTTTAAATATATTATTACCGAATCTTGATATTTGACTTTGTAATATAGTTTGAAGTTGTGTTAATTCTCTTGCTTGTAATCCTACACCTGAATTAAATAATATTCTATGATAGTTATCACTATCACGAAAATCATCTTTATAGGTTGTCGATAAGCTGCTCTTTATAAATGTTGTCGCCATATTAATGTCCTATTATAGTGTAACTACTACTTTAATATCTTCTGTTTGAGAAGTATTTCTAATAACTGGTGCTCTATTCTCTATATATAGAACTTCTCCAGAAGTGTTAATGTATAACTCATTTGAATCTGCAACTACAGCAATTGTACCAGTTTGGCCTGCTTCATCTGTGAGAGTGTTTCCTACTGAAAACGGTGTGTAACCAGTACTGTCAGTTTGGTGATAATATATTTTTGCACCAGCCGTAGTATGATTTACAAATTCGTTAAAATATGCATTTGCTGGTGGTGTTTCACCGTTTGTAATCAATTCGTCAGGTTGTAACTGACTTGCAAAAGCTGAATCTGCTATTAGATATTTTAAAGCTTTAGCAGTAGTTGCAGTAAGAGTATCTCCATTAGCTGAGTCAGTTTTCGGATTTCTAATTAACATCACTTGCCTGTAATCTTGATTAGTTCCTGTTAAGAAGTCTCCATTTTCTGCTCCAGCTGGTTTAGAGTTGAACATAAGTGATGTAGCTTTTAAATCATCTCTTGGATCTGCACCGATACCATTATGTCCACCAAGCACGGCTCTTGCTATACAACCGCTACCACCTGATGTTGGAGTTATAGTAACAGTTGCATTTACAAAATTGCTTCCTGAACCTGAGCTTTCATTTAACATATCAATCTTAACAACTTTACCACCTGATACGAATGCAGTCGCTTGTGCACTGTCACCTATAGCGCCGCTATTTCCTGTTATAGTAACAGTAGGAGCACCTGAGTAGCCAGTCCCTTGATTTTCTACGACGATATTTGCTATTCTACCTGCATCGGCAGAGTCTTGAGCAGTTTTTTGTTGTATTTCAAATGCATCACTAGTAGTAGTTACAAATTTAACTGGAATAAAGTTGGCCGATAAAAACGAAGCTGTATCACTACCAGATAACGCATATAAAAATCTCCAAGTGTACCCATCTGAAGTTTTAAATGGTTTTGGTGATGTGCCAGTAGGTTTAACTGTTGATTTATTTATAGTACCAGTTCCGCTTTTGCTTTGTTGTAAACAAATATAAACATGATTATCTTCAGTAAGAACATAATAAGTATTTGATGGTATTGTACTATATTCGTCATCATAGCCGCTATATTCGCTACCGGAACTCCAATTGTGTCTTGGTACTACAAAGGATGTTGCGCCTACAGCTTTTACAGATTGTAAAGCATTTTGTGCTTCTCTTATTGTTTTAGGTGTATCTGTCGGTGTTGGAACAGTTTCAGTTGAGTTCCATTCATCATTTTTTCCAATACCTACGTAATATCTTGCAAGTGTAACATCTGATGCTTCATCTAATATTTTTTGCATGAATTGTTTTTTAAATGGGTCTGTTATTATTGCTGACATATTCTATTCCTTATGCTACCGTTACTTCACCTTGATTTCCAACTAAGAACCAAGCACTTCCATCCCATATACAGGTGCAACCGTCAAACTGTGCTAATGTGAATTTAGTTTGTGAACCTCTAAAAGCAACTGGTGTAACTTCCATTGCGTCTGAACCTTTATTTGTAAAAATTTTATATTCGCCTACAGTAGTTCCATTAGGTAAACTTAGTGTTAAAGTACTACCTGCGCTTTTATTTCCTATAATTAATGTGCCACTCACTATTGACGCAGCATTTGTATCAACAGTTGTAGAACTAAAAGCAGCTTTACTTAAATTAACTGAACCAGTGCCTTTTGCATTCATAGCTATATTTAAATTAGATCCGCTTCCAGTAGCAGAAAGTGTAGGTCCTGTTGTTGATGCACCGTTTGCAATTGTTAATTCATTTACTGCGCTACCAGTTGCAGTTATTTTTATAACTTCATTTCCTGATGTATCATTAATTGATGTTCCTATTTTTGGTGCAGTTATAGTAGGTGTTGTTAATGTTTTATTAGTAAGTGTTTGTGAACCTGCAGTTGTAACTACAACACCAGTTACACCATCGAGTAAATTTAATTCTGTTGCAGTGCTTGTAAGTGCCACATTTTCATTTATTTTTGGTGCAGTTAAAGTTTTATTTGTAAGTGTTTGTATTGTATTATCGAGTGTTACAGTTCCTGTAGAATCTGGTAATGTTATAATGTTATCTTGTGATGGATTCGTTGCTTTTAATCTTGTTTCAAAATCATTTGCACTTGTTCCTTCAAAGGTAACTGCATCAGTTTCTAGAGAAATTTGTGATGATAAGTTACTACTATCTCCTCCACCAAGTAATGCATATACTTCAGCAAAGTTTGAATTTATTTTTGTTCCGGCTTGTCGTAATGTATCTCCATTACCGTCATTAGCTGAACTGCCTATACCAATATTTTGTCTAGTCATTTAATCTTCCTAATAAGTTCTATTTATACATAAGAATAATCGTTATGTGTTAAAAGATGAATCAAATTGTGTGTTGTCCATTGTCTCAAAAGTAAGTGAGAAATCTGGTGCAGCTGCTTCTGCGCTATCACCTAATGCACCAACAAAGTCTTTTCCTTGGCCACTATCATCAAATGTAAATGAATTAGGTGTAATAAGTTCTTCCATGTTTCTATAAAATCCTTGAAGTTGTGTAGATGTAAGTGACTGATATACACTAACTTTTTGGTCAAGGCCTACTCTGACTGGTGTTCCATTAGAATCTATTAACCCAGTCATTTGTGTAAATGGTGCAAGTGCTGATGTAATTCCAATGCCTTCTACTACTCTAGATGCACTATCAACTTCTGCTATTAGTGCAGATGCATTTCCAACAGCTTCAGTGTCAGTTGTAACTGTCCCAGCAATATGAAATCCTGCAGGATGCACAAACTTTTTATATAATTCTATCCATGTAGTTTGTGATATAGGACTCTTAATTAGTATTGAAAAAACTTGATATAGTGCATTATTTCTAATAAATTTATTTGATTCAGCACCAATTCTACTTAAAGGCCCAGCTAAATCGTACCCTATAGTGAAGATATCTTTCTTAGGATACTCAACCTCTACATTTTGTTGAAAGAATGCTCTAAAGAATTCTTCAATTGAAAATCTACTACCTTTAGTTCTATGTAATTCATTAATTCTTTGAGCATAAAAACTCGGATCAATAAAATTACCTCCAGTATTTCCACCTGCAATTTCTTGTATTATAAATTTCAATAAATCTGAAGAAGTTTCTTGCGTATCTCTTGTTTGATATATTTTTCTTAATTTGTAATCAAATGAACTGGCTCCGTCTGAATCTAAATAATCATAATATTTCTCTAAAAATGTTACAAGATTTGGATAATCTTGAGTAAAAAATTCAGGCAAAGCCTCACGAACTTTTCTATGTAAAAAGTTTCTTGGTCTTCTATTATAATGATACTGAATATTTGTCATTAGTAACTAGAACCGCTTGATGATGTTGATCCTGATAATGATGCTTGGATTTCTTGATAATCAAGAATAGCATTAGCTTTAGATGCCACAGTATCAATATCAATTATACTTGCTCTTAAAGGCCTTATTGTACTTTCGTTGGCAGGCCTAGCTGATATTTTTATTTCGCCACCTTCTAGTGCAGTAGGATTAAATCCTACTAAATTAACTCTACCTGCTTTTGAATCAAATGAACCGATATTGTCTACTTCAACACCTTCTTCACCACTAACTATTTCTAAAGTGCTTGAATTGAGTCTACTTCTAATGGTGCAAGGTTTTGAATTGAACGTGAACTTAGAAGATGTAATTATTCTTTCAACACTACCTACATCAATAGCGCCACCGATCTCAACTGGAAAGTTTATCTGGTAATCTCTTGAAAGGCCTAAAGTAGGTGTGAATCTCTTTTGTATCTTAAGTCTAATTTTAGTGTTTAATATTGATTCGTCAATATCATCAAGAATTGCTAGTAAATTTGATCTTCTAAACACTTTTCCAAATCTTTGTAAATTATTTGAAAAATACGTGTTAATTGTATCTTGAATTAAAGTTTCTGTTGCACTTGAAGTTGAACTTGTTAAATCTGGATCAAAATTAAATGTAGTTAAAATTTCTAAATAAGAAGTGCTCACATCTACAAATTTAGTGTCTATACTTGCAATAGCAAAATTATCAGACAAATCACTTATGATATTATTTTTTACATCTAACTGTGTAGCGTCATCTACGTCTGTTTTAAATTTTAATGCTACATAAACACAACCAAACTTAGCTGGGTCATTATCTTGTCCTCCCCATGAAGTAACATCATCAACAAATGAACCGTAGTTAGTTAATACTTGAGATGTGTAATCTTCAGCTGTAACCATTCGTCTTTGAGATGTAAAGTATAATGGTGCATTTTGTCTTATAGATTCTATCCCTTCTCTGAATGATCCACCCGCTGCAGCAGCACTCGTAACAGCTTCTAAATTAACACCTTCTACTTGAACATCTGTAGAAAACACACTAGATCCATTAGCTTCAGGCCCTACAGTAGACAAATAATCTATTACTATTTTATTTCCTGCAATTGGAGCTGCTCCCGTACTCGTTCCGTCGCCGAATATTATTTCATAGTAACCATTAGGCACTTCTTTAATTTGATAATGTGTAGACGTTGGCGTAATTCGAGTTGCTTTATTGATATTAGTGTATGTGGTAAAAGTCGGACTTACTGAAGTATCGAAAACTTGTATTCTTATTGTTGTAGTGTCAATCGTTAAATCTGGTATGACATATATTTGTGAATCTGATGTTTCACCGACAAAAAATGTTTTAGTTTTCTCTATTCCTTCATAAACTGGTATATCTGAAGAACCTTCAGAAGTTTTAAAAATATAAACACCAGCGCCACTAGGAGTTGCAACATATTTTTCTCTTGTTCGGAATGTATAACTTATATCATTCAATGACGTAGTAAATTTACTATTTCTAGGTAGTTCAATTGCAGTTGGTCTATCTGCATCTGCGATTGTAATAGATAATGTTAGTTTTGCTAATGCAGATGCATATGATCTTGGTACATATCCTAAAGCTTCTGCATGAGATATTATAGAACTTCTTAGTTGTGCAGTGTTTAAAAAACTTTCATTAAGAGCAAAGTTTGATGTTAAGCCATTAAAATGAGTATTATAAGCTAATACATCTAATATATTACTTAAAGCAGAACCTTCAAAATCATAATCAGTAAATTCACTTTGACGCTTGAAATAATCTTTTAGCCTCGTTTTTATTGTATCAAAATCTAAATCTGTTGATTGAATTGTAGTTGACATTTATCTTAACCTTGTTAAATTTATTTCTACAGTATCTTGTTGTAATGTAGATATTACTAAAAATCTTACTGTTACTCTTACTTCATTGTTGTCTGCACTTATAATACTATTTATGCTTAAAACCTGAGCTCTTGGTTCATAAGTTTGTATTGACGAAGTTATATCATTCTCTAAATTAGCATCATCTATTTCAGTGCTTAATCTAAATAACATATCTGTCAAATTTCCACCAAACCTGTGCATGAAAGGTCTCTCAGTAAAATTCGTCAATAGTAAATTTCTTATTGATTGCTTAACAGCTGCAGCATTTGTTTTTTTAAAAATATCACCTGGTAAATTATTACCATCAGTATCTAATCCAACAAACTTAGCACTAAACGTTGCATCTATGTCTTTGTCTTCACGTACTCTTGAAACAATAATAGACTTCTTACTAACATTTCCATCTTCATTTGCAAAAACTCTTGTTGGCATAGTGTTTCCTTTATTGACTATTTATACAATTTATTCGACAGTTTGCTCATCACTAATTTCTAATAATTCACCAGTAGACTGCACCGAATTGTTAAATCTTGTTTCAATAATATTGTTATATGAAACGCTCCATGGTGATATTATTTCTGGCATAATTAAAACTATGTCCACGTGCAAAGATCCGTTTGGATTATAACTATCATAATTTAGTATGATCTTATCAAAGTCTATGTTATTCTTTAGGTAAACAGCTAGATCAAATGTTTTATCAAATGCTATTTTGCCGTCTTCGCCGATAAGTTCATAAACAACAGCTCTTCCGTTTGTCTTTAAATAATTAATACCATCAGTAACGTCTAAATCTTCATTTGGGCCTTCCCTATAAAATCCTTCAGAAACAATCATTCTAAACTTTTCAAATGATGCTATGCCTCTTAATCCGGGTGATGAATTAATAGATTGCAACACTTGAGCATGCAAATAATATTGTTTTGCTAGTAATAATTTATCATCACTATCTAAATGACTTATACTCACAGGATCATTGTAACTACCTAAAAATTTAGATAATGTTATGCTATGTGCTAATCTCGTACGACCAGTTATTTCTGATTGAAATGTAGGATCGTATTGCGCGTCTGGAATTACATTTATTTTACGTGCCACTTTGGTATACCTTTGCTTTCGGATTTGATGGACCTATTGCTTCTGTACCTCTTTGCGATGTATTGTTTGCACTAATCGCTCTACCAAATTTTGGTGGTATAGCATTTGTTGCATCTTTTGACACAGTTCCATCTGAAAGTATTTCTCCCATAAATGTTTCGTTAGAAATATTATTAGGATCTCTTAATTTTGATCTTGCAGACTTTGTAGTCAAATCATCTTTAGTTATTCCGCCGTAAGATCTACTTCTATCAACTGAATGTTTTAAATCATCAAATGTATCTACTTCAACTTCTCTTATACCGAATAGTGGTGAAGTTCTTAATGCAGAATTTAACAGTTCTACTGTTGGTTGCTCAGTTGTTTTATTCGTTGCAGTTGTAACTGTTGGTGTTCCGCCCGTGCCAGCAGGTCCTGGAACTGCAGTTCCAGCTTTATTTGCTTCATTTGCTTTTTCAGCTACACCATTTAAATCTCCGTGAAATGTTGTGGCATGCATTGAAGTTGAATTGATTCTAGGAATATGCGCAGTACTACCATAATAAACAACATCTGCACCTCCTATTGTACCAACAGGAGCTATCACTGAAATGTTATCTGTGCTAATGCTAGTGTCTGGTGAAGAAGCGATAAGTTTAGATTCACTACTCATCGTTAAAGTGCCAGCAGCATCTAATTCTATTGCGCCTTGAACATTAGTTTCAAGAGTGCCTTTAACCATTATATCTTTATCTTTTAAAACAGTTAGTGCATCAACTCCTAAAATAGTTTCAGCTTTATTTTCTCCTA